AGATGTCTCTGGAGCGATTGCAACCGCCATGGTTGTCCATATGCTTTACAAACCACAACAGGTAGCGGCTATATACACAGAATAATCTATATGTAGTGTATAATTGCCTTCTATGGGTCTCTTTTCGCGTAAGCCACAAATAGTTGAAGCTCAAGCCGCCCCGCACATTATGGGCGATAACCTCAACTCGATTTACAGCTTTACATTCCCAGTAATCTCACGCCGCGATGCCATGAGCGTTCCAGCTCTTAAAAGATGCCGCGATCTACTTTGCACAGTTGGAACAATTCCTCTTGAGTATAAGAAGAAGTCCACAGGCGAGAATATTCCTGCGCCACGTTGGGTTGACCAACTCTCCAAGTCACAGCCACAGTTTGTAACAATAAGCTGGTTGGTTGACAGCCTTCTTATGTATGGTCAAGCCTTTCTCGAAATTGTTGAGGTTTATCAGGAAGATGGAAGAGGCGCTTCTTTCGAGTGGGTATCTAACACACGCGTCACCTTTGACCTAGATGTTCACAACGTATATGTGACCCAATACTATGTTGATGGCTCACCTCGCCCAATGTCAGGTTTAGGATCACTTGTAACATTCCAAGCCTTTAACGAAGGCATACTTAATGCTGGCTCTCGCACTATCCAGTCAGCGATTGACATTAACAAGGCTGCTGCTATTGCTTCAGCTACACCAATGGCTTCTGGCATATTGAAAAACACAGGAGCAGACCTACCACCTGCCGAGGTTTCTGGACTTTTGGCAGCTTGGAAGCGCAGCCGTCAAAACAACTCAACTGCCTATTTAACTAGCACTCTTGAGTTCCAAGGCACACAGTTCTCACCTAAAGATATGATGTACAACGAAGCAATCCAGAACCTAGCAACAGAAATCGCCCGACTCTGCGGCATCCCTGCTTACTATGTGTCAGCGGATCAGAACACATCTATGACTTACGCCAATATCTTGGATGAAAGAAAGCAGTTGGTAGCCCTTGCTTTCCAGCCTTACATTTCAGCTATTGAATCTCGCTTGTCTATGGATGATATTTCAACCGCAGGGCATTACGTTAAGTTTGCACTTGATGACTCATTCCTTCGTACAGAACCAATGGAGCGACTTCTTGTAATTGAGAAGATGCTTGAACTTCAACTAATTACAACTGAACAAGCGATGGAAATGGAAGATTTAACTCCAAACGGAAGTGAGACAATATAATGGAAACCTTGTACATCGAAGCCGCCTCTATTGAGTGCAGCGAAGAACGCCGCGAAATCTCTGGCAAAATCGTGCCAATGGGAACTGGTGAAATTGGACAGACCAATCTAGGCGCATACACATTTGCTGCTGGCTCTATCGAAATTGCTGATCCGACAAAGATCAAGCTGCTGTCACAACACGACATGAAGAAGCCAGTTGGTCGCATGACTTCGGCAGAAGTCCGCGAAGATGGCATTTATGCAACCTTCAAGTTAAGCCGCAGCCAAGCAGGTTCTGATGCGATGATCATGGCATCAGAAGGATTGATTTCAGGGCTGTCAATCGGGGCGGAAATTATTTCCTCACAACCATCACGCGATGGCTACACAGTAGTAACCGCCGCCAAACTAAAAGAAGTTTCTCTTGTCACAGAAGCGGCATTTAAGTCCGCCGAGGTGCTAGAGATAGCAGCAGAAGAAGTAATTCCTGCTGAAGAAACCCCAACTACAGAAAGCGAGACAGTCGTGGAAGAAACCACACCAGTCGAAGCAACACCATCAGTAGAAGCTGCGGCTGTCGAGGCTGCTCGTCCTACTGTGCAAGCGATGATGTACACAACTCCAAGAATTGAAGTTACAAAGCGTAACTACTTGGAAAACACACTTAAGGCTAATGTCTTTGGTGACGATGAATCACGTCAATGGCTACGCGCTGCTGACAACGATCAGACAACAGGTGCAGGATTTATCCCGACACCACAGAGCACACAGCTCCTTAACTTCCTCTCAAACGCTGACCGCCCAATGATTGATTCAATCTCACGCGGTACAATGCCAGAGTTCGGAAAAACCTTTGAGTTGCCAAAGATTACTGAAGTTCCTCTTGTCGATCAGATTGACGAGAACGGAGCGGTCACAGACTCACAGCTTGAGGCTTCATACATCACAGTTACTAAGAAGTCATTCAAGGGTCGCGCAATTACTACTCTCGAACTTCTTACAAACTCAACACCTGCATTCCTTGATGAACTGCTTGTTCAAATGGAATATGCCTATGCTAAAGATACAGAAGAGTTTGTCACAACTGCTGTACAAGGCGCAGGAACACTTAACGCAACAGCACAGGCTAATTCAGCAACAGGATTACTATCCTACGTCTCAAGCGCGGCAGCAGCAGTTTATTCTGCATCACTTGGCTTTGCTCGCAACATGATTGTTACACCAGAACAATGGGCTAACATCATGAGCTACAACGATGCTGGACGCCCAATCTACATCGCTGCAAACCCTCAAAATAATGCAGGTGCGCTATCGCCTACAAGTTTGCGCGGAAACGTAGCAGGACTTGATTTACGCGTATCTCGCTACATGAAGGGTTCTGGCGGAGTCGGTACTGCTGACTATTCAATGGCTGTAATCAACCCAGACGCTTACACATGGTACGAGGGTGCTCGTCAGCAACTTCGTACAAACATCAACTCTGACGGAACTGTAGATATTCTACTCTTCGGTCAGGGAGCTCTTGCCACTAAGTTAGCGGCTGGCGCAAACTGGTTTAACTTAACCTGATAACACCCTAAGTCGCTCAAGGGGGCTGCCAGAGCCCTTGCAGTCCCCTTGAGTCTTTAGAAAGGATAACAATGGCACTCACAACAGTCGCAGAGCTTCGTACCGCCCTAGGTATAGGCACTCTCTATACTGATGCAGTATTGCAGTCCGTCTGCGATGCAGCCGATGATGTCTTGTTGCCTTTTCTATGGACAAACGTACTTCCAGCAACAGGTCACTCTAACAACGGCACAGCAGGGGTCTTATACTTCAACGATTACGTTGAGGACGTTTTCTATGTCGGGCAGACAATTACAGTCACAGGTTGTGGATCAGCTTTTAACGGCTCAAAGACAGTCAATGCAGTCAATGGAAAAAGCATTGACATTACAACAACTCATGCGGCTAATGTCGTTAAGACTTTTCACCCTATTTACCCTTATGGTCAGGTTGCGGCAACTACTTATACAGATTACTCAAGCAAGCCAGCAGTACAGGAAGCTAGTCTTATGATCAGCGTTGCTATCTGGCAAGCGCGTCAAGCGCCAACAGGTCAAGGCGTATCTATTGACGGCTACGCACCAAGCCCTTACACAATGTCTAATCAGCTTATGGCTCGCGTTAGAGGACTATTGGCACCTTTCTTAAGCCCCGACTCAATGGTGGGCTGATGCCAGCGATAACTACTCTTCGAGCTTCTATAGCCTCGGCACTTACTGACAATACCAAGTGGAGCGTGTTCTCGTTTCCACCTGCTACGCCTATTGCTAACAGCGTTATCGTCAGCCCTGCTGATCCTTACATCACCCCTACAAACAATGACCGCACATCAGTCGCGCCCTTAGCCAACTTTACTATTACGATCCTTGTGCCATTACTGGACAATCAGGGAAACCTCGCAGGAATTGAAGATGATGTGGTTCGAGTCTTTCAGCTCTTGGAAGCCTCATCTATCGTGTTCAACGTAGGGAGCGTGTCCAGCCCTAAAGTGCTGAACCTGCCTACAGGAGACTTGCTGGCTTGCGACATTGCAATCAGCACACTTACGGAATGGAGTTAAATCATGACCGATTTAGCACAATGGGAAAAAGAAAACGAAGCCTTCCTGATTAAAATCGGTCAGGTAGCTTCTAAGCCAGAACCAAAGACAACAACTAAGAAGGAAGAGGAATAATCGTGGCAGTATATCTAAGCAACGGAGTGGTTCTTACTGTAAACGCGGTAGACCTCTCAAACCTAGTTTCATCAGTAACCATCAACCGATCATTCGATGAACTCGAAGTGACAGCAATGGGCGATTCAGGACACAAGTACGTTAAGGGTCTTGAAGCATCATCTATCACAATCGACTTCTTTAACGATGAAGCAACATCTAAGACACTCCAGACATTGCAGACAGTATGGGGAACAAGCACCACAGTTACAGTAAAGCAGACTTCATCTGCGGTCTCAGCTACAAACCCACTTTACACAATGAGCTGCCTAGTAAACAACACCACACCAATTAACGGCGCAGTCGGAGACCTTTCAACACAGTCCGTTACTTGGAACGTGAATGGTACTATTGCAGTAACTACAGCGTAAGAAGGAGATAAGGGCTATGGCAAAACTCAAAGTAACAAGGGCTGACGGACAGGTAAACGAGTATGAAATTACTCCGCTCCTAGAGTACAGCTTTGAGCAATATGCTAAGAAAGGCTTTCACAAAGCCTTGATTGAAGATCAGAAGCAGTCAGACGTGTACTGGCTCTGCTGGGAAGCAATTAGACGTTCGGGTGAAACAGTC